ACCGGTCCATACACCTTTGGCTATTTGAAACCCGCCCGAATCAGCTAATACTGTTGTATGTTTAGCACGTTCACGAATCATTGCTTCTTTAGGATCATGTGGGCCATGCAAGTCTAAGTTAACATGCCCAGCCGAGTATAATCCCCATTGGTAATGATATAAACCTTCGTCGGGGTTAAAGAAATTAAGCATCTCCATCTCTGGAATACCTGCTGGCCATCTTTCTTTAGGCACGTATTCTTCGTAGCGTTGTCTACCTACAAAGGTAGAGTAAAACGAAGATATAGCCGGAAGATAAATAGCATAATCGGATTGTGCCGCTGTTAAATCTGTGTTCATTGGAATGTCACTCGTTCTATAAGTTCGTAACCGCATTGGTAGCAAGTTTTAATTTTTTCTATTAATTCCGGCCGTTGTTTTAATCGTTCGTTAATAAATGTTTTGAGCTGATGTTTATAAACTTCGCTATCGTTTGTGTTTACTTAGCATTCAATGCGTAATGCTTTTTAATTTTCGACCCTAATTGTTTATTAACATTAAAGTAAGTCCTAGGTAATTCTGGGTATATATCATCTGTAAGGTAATGTTGTGGCAACGTATGATCCATTAACATATACCTAAACCCTCGAATTTTAAGTTTATCTTTAGTCTCTACATTACTTACTTTGTGCAGGTAAGATATAATTGTATGTTGCAATTCCACTATTAACAGTTATCTCCATTGCACCAGCATCACTAATACGCATTGTTTTGTCGCCTAATAGATCTAAAATACTAATAACATGTTTGATAGGCCAATGCCATTCTTTCTTCAATATTCCTGTAACATCTGGTTGAAATACAAAGTTGCCTGCATGTGTACTATGATCTCCAAAGAAAAATTTTAGATAGCCATCATCTGTTTTACTCTGAAATGTAGTTTCATCGGGATTTGCCTGCGCTTGGAATTTAAGACGTTGAATACTAGAGGTTGTAGGTTCGAATGTTACATCCCAATTAGCTCCTTTGAACTTAACTTCTTTTAGTTTATCACTAATAATCTCACTGCTCATAAAACGATAATCGTTTTTAAAATCACCAGCCGCGTTCTCAAAATGCATGCCAACTGGAACTTTTACGTCGTTGCGTGTTTGTTTAGTTACAGTTATTTCAGCATTGTCTTTATATTCGGGGATATTAAGTAGTGTTTTAAGATTACTTAAATTAGGCAAACCGAATGTTCCGCCAAATTCTTCTATTTGTGTATTGAATTGAGCGTTCAATACAACACTTCTGTCGTCTGACAGGCCTGAGATTATTGTAACATCTTCATTTCCTGTAATTTTAATTAAGTCGATGCATCCTACATCATATGTGTGACCTACTAGGTCAAGTAAATTATCTCTCATAAGTATTATCCTTTGTTAATAAAAATATATTATAGCCGAAATGACTACTGTTTGTCAACGATTTTAGCTAAACTTTCGCCTCCTCTAATAGATGTTAGTTCACCCTCTTTTTTAATTTCAATCCAACTAAGTGCTCCTGTATCTGTTGTATGCAACAATGTAAAACCCAACGCCTCGACAAATGGTATTATAAGACGTTTAGGAACATATGTCTTAAAAAAGTTCTCTGTATTTATACAAGCTTCCGGGCAATCTGTATTATTGTATGTAAATAAAATTACTCCGCCTGGGATTAATAATGTATATAACTCAGTTAAATATTCTTTAATAACCTCGAGCGGAGTGTAATTAAAAAAATCTGATATAAAAATAAATCCCATTTGTCCTTTTGGGAAGTTTTTAAATTTTTGTTTAGCAGTACGATCTATGCATTCATAACGAAGTCGTTGTTGATATGCTTTGCTGAATTTTTTCTTATATGGCCCAAATAGGTCGCAATGGGTGTCGACAATGTATAATGGATTAAGAGGCTTCATAACATCAGCTATTTCACCTAAACATGGGCGGATATACATACCGGCATGTTTCCAAGATGTGTGCAATCTAGCCCTATCTATTAACATCTTATTATCAGATGGACTGTATATGCTATTAGTTTTACTTCTTTCTAATATGTACTCAGGCATTTCAATAGAGTCATATATATCATAACTTCTTTTAAAATATTTAGGTTCTTCCTTGACTACCGATGTATGTAGTTCCTTTTTTATACTATTAAAATTTTGCTTGAGATTAGCTATTTGATCTAATAATAATTTGTAGTTTTTGTGTGTATCCTGCACTGTTTTGGTATCGAGATAATGTTTATTCTGGTTGACTTTATACACTAAGTTAGATAGTTCGCTAGTAAGTTCATCGCCTGCAAATTGCACAGCATCAAAACGAAGCGAATCCCTGTATTTTAGTATTTTACTTAGTTCCATTAGAATTAAAATTCAAATAAACTATCGAATGTGCTGTTAATATCGGTACTAGCTGTTATGTCCCATTCGAGAACACCTAATAAGTTTTCTATCTTCTTACTTACAATTCCTTCTTCCATTGGTAAATCATCGAACGGTAGTTTCTTATACCAATCTGGTATATTGTGTTCGTCTATTGGTATTCCTATGCTAGTATAATTTAGTGGGTTAGGTTTGAGTTTACATACAATAGTTTTCATCCCATCGGTAATCTGCATACTGTAGTTATCGTTGTTTAGTTCACGCAAATAATTATAGTTAATTGCCGCTCTAACATGCCCTGGTATCATCTTGATATTTTTGGGATCCTTAGATATAGCATTATATTTGGTTAAATTGTTTACTCGTTTAGGAGTACCTTTCTCCCAGCTTGGTTTATCATTAAACTGGTGTTTAAACTCCTTAATTTTTTCAATAATATGTTCTCTACTTTCTCCGGTTAACACATCGAATAGAATGACACTTAAAAAATCTTGTACAATAGGTGGTGTGTCGCTTCGTTTAAGATCTAAACCCATCGCTTTCACTTTGCCTGGGGAATCCTCCGAATCATATCTTTTCCCTTCGTTATCATACACTAGTATAGCATAGCGTTTTTTAGTGATAAACAAACCACTTTCGCCTGTTACTTCTCTACCACACTTAATAATCTCACCTTTATCTCTGGGTGTATGATGTGCTCGTTCCATATATTGTGGGAAACTTATATTCACTTTGTTTGCTAACTCTTCGTACAATTGAGTAGCTAGATCTTTATTCCATTCTTGATCTCCAGATGCTATAGAATCTTTTAAAACAGGCCACGCACTGAAGTAAGATGAATCAGTGTCCCCATATATTATACATTCTCCATCGTGTTTGTATTTTCCGGTTAAGCATTCGTTTACATAGGCGTCCATGTGTTGTGCAATTGCTCTGCCTGTAAGTGTAGTAGATTGGCCAATACGTTTATCGAAGAATCTACAATGAGGATTGAGGATTGCCCCATAGAGAGAATTTAAACCAATTTTCTTAACTAATTGGCGTTTATCCCAAAATGCTATATCTTCGGGTGTTGTTGCTTCGCGCTTCTTGTTTTGCATCACAATTCGTTCTGAGTACCATCTTTCTAATAGTCCTGGTATGATACCTTTTTTGTCATAACTAAAGATCGTGCCATTAGCACTTAATGCCCAATTGCTTTTAGGGTCAAATACAATGTTGTATAGCTCTGATGCTGAGTGTATAGTTTCATCGCCATTCTCCCAATCTACTGTTATTTCTACTCCAGGTTTTTGTTCCATTACTGCTGTGTATTCTAATGTGCCGAACAAGCCTTCCCACGCGGCGGCAAACGTATTACCTTTGCGAGATTTTCCCTTTCGTTTCCCTTCGGCAATTATCTGGTCAGCCATTTTTCCTTTAATGTAGTGGTCCGTCATTATGGGACGCAATTGTCCTATAATAGTCTCCGGTGCCATGTTTAATGCTCTAATAACAGATGGATACAAGCTGTTAATATCAACCGATCCAACCCACTTATGTATTCCTTTTTTTGGTGTAGCAACATAAGCACCTGCGGCTTGTGTATTTTTGTCTTTACCTTTCTTTTTATCAGGAACTACAAAACCACGCTCATGTGCTTCATTAATAATAGCTTGTTCAGTTACAGCAACAGCCCCCATAGTAGACGGGATTAAGACTGTATTAGCATGAGCAATCTCATTAGCTAAATCCAAGAATTTAAGTTTCTTGTCTAATTTAGCAACGAGCATAGTGTCTTGTCTGCTATAACCAATAAACTTTTTAAAATCTTGATTGTATAGTTGATCTAATGTGCCTTCGTATGGAACTTTATGCTCGTCCAGCTCATGCTCTGCAATTGCGTCTAGGGCGTATGAATGCATTTCGTGGTATGTATACTTGATATAGAGTTGCATATAATCCATATGTATTCTACCTATTAAGTCAAATGTTTGTTGTTCCGCACCATATCGTTCAAACGTTCTCTTCTTAGGAAATTTATCCCATAAACAAAAACGACGAGTATCATTCTTAGATAACACTTTGGTGACTCTATTAACTATGTACGGTATATCAAACCCTTCACTGTTCCATCCTGATAATACATCTGCGTCTTCTATTAGATCCAAGAATGCTAATAGCATTTCTTTTTCGTTGTAAAATAGGTATGTGTCGTCAAACTCGTCGACTATCTCTTCTGCTGTTTCTTTTGACATACTAGTAGGCGGGATAACTAGGCACACTAATTTATCTGCCCAATCCATATATAATGATATTGCAGTAATTTTGTTAAACGGGTCAAAAGGTGGAGCAAATCCTCGTTCTTGACAGAAATCTACCTCAATATCAAAAAAGAGTGTATGAAGTTTAGGTGCAACAGCATCTTTCCGGTGTTTAGATAAAAATCTAAACACCGGATTAATATCACTTTCGTACAACTGTTTTGTACTTTGAATTTTTAATTCTTTATAAAATTCATTGCTACTTTTGGTAACAAATTGACTTACTGAGTTGCCATATACACTTTTAAACTTTCCTTTGGGATCATTGTAATAAAATATATATTCAGCTGGATATTCGTGCAATTTTCTAACATTATCTACACGTTCAGCGACACAAATTTTACTATGTTCTTTAACGTATATTGCGTCAACGTATGACACTATGCAATTCGACCTACGGTTTCCAAAATAGTTTCCATAACCTCGTAATCATCTTGCGTTTGATCGAAGTTCTGCTTATATGCTGTCCTAACAGCCTTTTTTAATACGCCTGGCTTAACTTGCATCTCTTCTGCGATAGCTTTGATAGTATCGTTAAGTCCTTCGTTTAATGCTTGAACTTCTGACATCACACTAATGCCTTCGTTGATTAAGTATTCGAGTTTTGTTTTTTGTTCTGGGTTAAAAACGGGTATAGTCATTAAAATCTCCTTGTTATGTTATATAGCTGATCTATTGTAACATAAAGAAAATTTATAGTCAAGTATTAGAATTCTGGTCGTTTAATTCCTGCGAATTGCCCTTCTAACGCAGAAAGTTCGTCTTCTAAATCTTTCATTCTTAGACGATAGTCAGCTCGTGTATTATGGAAGCTTTCTTTCTCCGCCTCTAAGTCTGTAATATCACCGCGTTGATTAGTGAGTTGTTTAGCTTGAATTTGGTTGATACGATGTTCGCGTGCTATGTTATGCTCTAATTCTTCTTCGTGTTTTTCTAAGTCGGCACTAATATCTTCTAGGTCGTTAATTTCTTTCCGATCCTTGGCTTGTTCGTCTTGCATTAGTTTAACAAAAGCTTCTAAATCAGTCTCTGTGTAAGCATATTTGGCTCTAGCTTTGTCCAGAATACGCCTAGCTAATGGGTCACGGACACTAATCCTTTGTGTGTCATTTTTTGATGGTTCTTTATCTGCTTCAAATATATCAACTAAGTTCATTTCTTTTTCACCTTTTTTGTCTTCTTATTCTTATTTATCGAATTAGCATATATGCTAGGATCCCTATACATAGGTTTGCCTAATGGTGTTGCTACTGTAGCAATACCTCCAGCCGATGTTGTTTCTGTAATTATGTCTTTAATTGTCATTTAGTATCTCGAACTTATTTAATGTTAATATTTTACCTGGCCCGTACTTTATTCTGGTATTTTTAATAGTGAATTTACTTATCTGTGGGCCAACCTTTTCTAATCTAAATTCGTATATACCTGATTCTGCTTCTACTTGGAGCATTTCTGTTAGATATACAGGTTCTCCCCATCTAAATGTTCTCTCACAAAATAGCTCGTCGTTTACATATATCCGGTAATCAGGGGCTAGACCCTCCCATTCACAATGTAAATCAAATAATACCTTGACGAATGTAGTATTCATTTAAGTATTTATGATTAAAAGTATAGTTTTAGCTATGAATAGGCTATGCACTTCTCACAAGCGGTGCCAGTAACATCTAAATTTAAGTTAGCTTGTCTAAGTTTTTGAAAAGGTTCGGATACCCAAGCATCTTTAAACGATATTTTATCTAAATTGCCCATATTAAATCTACCATCATGGTCGAAGCAACATGCGGATAAGTGCATATCATATGTAACATGCCCTTCTGTGAAAATACTCCAACATGGCAATGCATCACGCATATTATCTAATCTTCCAGTATTACCAGCAACAGGCTGAGTATCATCGGCACCCGCGGTTAGACCTGCTTGTCCATACAGTGGAAGCCAATAATGTTCATCCACATAATCTACAATCTCTTTAAC